GTTAATACCTGTACCAGTTGGGTGACTGCATGTTAATGCTAATTGACCGCCACTGTTAAAGAAATAACGAGCAGCATCGCCGTTGGCAAATGTAGCAGTAAATGTGAATGTTAACGCACTACTCCATGTGCTACCAAAAGTTGCTGTGTTTGATGTTGTTGAACCTTGGCTAGCAGCATTAAGTCTGCTATTATAAATTGTTGTTAAGTTTGTTGAAATAGCACTTACATATGTAATTGTGTTGCCAGCTACAGGTGCTGTGACTGCTGTAATGCTTGTGCCCTGGTGTGTAGCTGCGCTTGCTGTGTTACTAACTAATGCATTCCATTGACCTGCGGCTGTTACAGTGCCGCCTGCTGTTACTTGACCTACTGCTGTTTGTCCATATCCTGCACTACCACCACCTGTTGCCCAAACCGTATTAAGTGTGCCTGCTGTAAAGTTAGTAGTGCCAACTAACGTGTTAAAATCTGTTGCTTGTATCAATCCATACTGTGCGTAAGTCATTTCTAAACCCTATTATACTATCATTACTATGGCTTCTACTGTGCCAATTCCATCTGTTGTTTTACTATTTAGTGCGCGACCAATTACGTTAAATGCTGTAATTTCATTTCTGTTTGCTGCTCTAGCAAGACCATTTCCCGCACTTACTAATCTATCATTTTTGTTAACTTTACCAGTAACTTTTACTTGTACTCTACCTGTAACCGCTACTGGAGGATGTGTGTCATCATCGCCTGCGCCGCTATTCATCAAATAAGCAGCAGTATTACTTATAACACCAAATACATCTTCACTTAATTCATATTTTACAGCAGTAATTTCTTTTTCACCACCTAATTCTACAACTGTGCCCGCGTCATATGCTTCGTCAGCGGCAAATCTTTCTGCCAAGTCAGCGTATGTAGCTACTAATCTTGATCCTGCTGTTAATGCCCAGTTACCTGTAATTGAACCTGGGTTAGTGTTTGCGCCAGTTGTTATTACGTTTGCTGTAATTTGAGTAACTAATATATTACCGCCATATGTTGGCAGATACGCTGCTACGTTGCTATTGCTGTATGTACCAGCGAAACTAATAGGGTTACCATTGGCATAATAATAGTTATCAGTTCTAATACCGATATTACCGCTACCTCGAACTAATAAATTGCCACCTGTAATGTACATTGCTGTACCTGCTGCGCCATTGGCAGTTCCTGAACCTGTTGCTGTCCATACACCTGTGATTGATCCTGATGTAGAAGAACCACCTGTTGTAATTACTTGTGTTGTTAATGTGCCAATGTTAGCAGAAGTTATGCTAGCGTTGCCTATTGTGGCATTGCTATTTACAGTAAGAAAATTAACACTAGCAGCGTTTGCTGTTGTAGTATTAACAATAGCTGCGTTATTAGCAGACAAGTTGCCTGTAACTGTTACTGCGCCGAATGTTGTGTTACCACCGCTTGCTGTAGCTGTAAGTGCTAACCAAGATGCTTGATTAGTTGTGCCATCAGCAGGGCAAATATACATTGTGCTGTTGTTTGTATTAAACCAAAGTTGACCTGCTAAAGGATTAGCAGGAGGAGTTGATTTGGCAAAATTTTCAACTAGATATACAAAGTTTTCATCTAATGCTTGACCATAACCAGCATAGTTTCTGCCAGGTAAGCCTAAACTAGTACTTGTTGTATTAATTGTGCCGTCAGCAATAGTTGTTAATACTGTACCATTGCTTTTAACTATCGTATATGCCATTCAAAAAACTCCGTTACTGTATTTATCTAAATTAAATTATGCTGGTCCAAAAGCTACCCATGTAAAGCCGTTAAGGTTACCTGAACTACTTGTTGCTCTTTGATATTGAACCGAGAAATTATAGTTATTCGTAAGTCCCCAAACTACCTGAAGCCATAAGTCCACAGTCCCGCTAGCCCCGTTTATATAAGGAGTAGCTATTACAGACCATGGTGTATTGCTAAAAGGTACAGGATAAGCTACTGGACCCACAAGTTGTTCATTAGCAGTGTAGTCAAATTTGCCCCATTGCATTAATATTCCACCTGGCAAAGTAATATATCCTGGACTACCTGCGCTTGGATTAAAATTGCTTGTATTTAAAAATCCTGATGGGTTGGTTGAGTTATAAGGTGTAAATCCCAATGCACTTATAATTTGAGGTGAATTTAATGTAGTAACTGTAGAGGCTAGCCCAGCATTTGTGGCGTATCCTGCGTTTGCTGCGTAGGTTGCGTTAGCAACTGTACCTGTCACGTTTGCGCCAGTTATATTAGCTAATCCGCCACCATCACCAGATAGTGAACTTGCGCTTAAACTTCCTGAAACACTTAGACTGCTTAATGTACCTACACTTGTAATGTTTGGTTGTGCTGCTGTTGTAACAGTGCTTGCTGTTCCGGCACTTGTCGCAAATGTGCTTGTTCCTGCGCTATTAGCGTAATTAGCATTAGCTGAATTAGTTGAGTTAATTGCGTTGCCAGCATTATCGGCATAACTTGCGTTAGCAACTTTGCCTGAAACATTACCACCCGCTACGCTGTTAGCTACAGCGGCGTAGCTGACTTGTCCTGATACGTTAACCCCAGCTACACTATTTGCTACTGCTGCGTAAGTGGCGCTGTTAACTGTTCCTGAAACATTACTTCCTGATACGCTATTAGCTACATTTGCTACTGAAACTGATCCTACTACGTTAGCACCTGCTACGCTATTTGCGCTGGCAGCCACTGTGGCACTTGCTACTGTTCCTGAGACATTTGCTGCAGCTACACTATTAGCTGTAGTTGCGTATGCTACTGCTCCTGTTACATTGGCACCATTTATATTACTAATGCTGGCTCCATTTCCTACAAAATTGCCTATAAAACGCAACCCTGTTATATTACCAGAAGATGTTAAGTTGGTAAGTGTACCTACACTTGTAATATTAGGTTGAGAACCAAATACTACTGTTCCAGCAAAATTTGCGTAATTTGCGTTTGATACTGTAGCAGATGATATGTTTAAATTTGTTAATCCATGCCCATCACCAACAAAGTAGTTTGCTGTTACTACATTTCCTAAACTTGCGTTAGCTGTTGTTATATTTCCGGCTACTGTTAAACTATTTAATGTGCCAACAGTTGTAATATTAGGTTGACTTCCTGTAATCAAGCTTCCAACATAACCGCCATTTGCTGTTACAGTGCCAGCTACGTTTACACCTGAACTTGTAAAAACAACAGTATTAGGAATACCAAATACAGAAACAGTTACGTTCGCATCTGCTGAAGCAATATTAACATTACTTGCGCCATATCCAATATTTGGTTGTACTCCCTTGTTAACTCCGGTTAAATAATAACCATTGCCTAAAATAAAGTTACCATTAACATTACCAAAATTATCTCTTATAACTGCTGTATAAGGAGTGTTTGATATATTACTGCTGTATCCATTTAATAAATTAGCGTTTAAATTAGCAACTAGTGTGTTGCTAGCAATATTAAATGGGCTTGTTCCTTGTGGAGTAGTAGAAGTATAGATGTTTGAGGTTATCCCACCTGATACTGTTAGATAAGTTAATGTTCCTAATACATTAATATTAGGTTGAGCATTGGCTGATACTTCGCTAGCTACTGTAGCAACATTGGCACTAGCTACGCTGCCAATAATATTTGCTGCTGAAATGTTTAATCCGTAAATATTTGAACCTATACCAAGAGTCCAGTTACCGGTAAGAGTGCCATTTGTTGATGAACTTCCTGTAGTAATATTAGTTGATAAAATTGAATTTAGTGTGGCATTGCCATTTACTGAAATATTTGCGATATTGGCATTGTTTTTAACTGTCAAGTAATTAACGTTCGCAAGATTAGCTGAGACATTATTAGTTGCTGATATATTATTAGCAGCAATATTTCCATTTACAGTTAAGTTTCCTAATATTAAATTGGCGCTTGATGGACTAATACTTACAACAGTTTGCCAATTGGCAGCATTACTTTCGCCGTCAATAGGACACAATTGTAAAACATTGTTTGATGTATTATACCATAATTGTCCTGCTAAGGGATTTTGTGGTACATTACTACTAGCAAAATTTTGAAGTAACCAAACAAAGTTTGTATCTAATACTTGACCATAGCCTGGATATAATCGTCCAGGCAATTGAAGTGAAGTCGATGTGGTATTAATAGTGCCATCTGGTATAGTTGTTAATATTGTACCATCAGTTTTATAAATTACATATGACACTATCTAAGCTCCATTAAACCTGTGAAGGACTTGTTGTAACTAAGTTTGTTAAACTTTGAATACGAATTGTATAATCAATTTGAATCTGTCTATTCAAACTTTTTTGAACTGGATGAAATACAACATGTGTTAATAAACTTGTAATAACTTGCCCATATGTATCTACACCATTATTTGCTAATAACCCCAATTCATCGAAAATAAACGAACTATTAGTTTGCGTGCTGTTGTCAAAAGCATTTTGACCAGCAGGTTCGCCGTAGTCTAATAAACACTGAACTAATATATCACTATAAACTGTGCCACTTGTATGATACACGGTCATATTATTGCGTGTTGGATCTGTGTTAAAAACGCTGTTATCATCTACTATTTTGGCATATGTTTGGTTGTAAAGCGAAGCGTTTTGCCCTGTAGTATTTGGGGGAAGATATGTAATTACCCCTGTGCTGTCTACGCTGGCTGCGCCATTACCAAATGCCATTTGATAGATTTCACCATAGCCTCTGTTACTTAATGTGTTTGCTAATGCTATACTCATGTTTTCATAGTTAATAGCATTTTTCTTTTCTACAAACACTTCTAAATTGTTTGGATCATAAATTTTTAAAAAGCCTTCAACTTTTAGGGCATAATTGATTATTGACATTTAATTATCCCCTCTTTTATTAACCAAAACTTCTTTGGTATTAGGGTCATAAATCTTCACATGCGATGAAAATTGTATTGATCCTAGTTCATTTGGCTTTTTAGCTGGATTGGAAACCACAGTGTTTTCCTTCTTTTCTTTATTTAAATTCATAGAATTATTTATCATAGTTTTTAATCCGATTGTAAGAAGGTCGCTGGCGTTGTATCAGCAATTTGTAATGGATCTCCCTCTGTTACATTATAAACACCAGGAATTGGATTCCAAGTTTGATTATAATATATTTCAGGCAATAGATTTCGTTGTAATAATCCTAATACAGGAGTATTTACTGGAATATAAGTTTGCTGTGCTGTACCGTTTGCCCCTCTTTGTATTCCACATAATGTATTTTGACTGACTGCTGTGCCAGTTCCTGTACCAATTTGTGTACCGTTTGGATTACTTGAAATACCATCATTTGCTACAAATGTGACCCCAACTGTATTGCTACTTGCGCCTATTCGTGTAAAGTCAGTTGTACCTATGTAATCAATGGTATAAGTTTGTCCTTTGACGATATAACCAGCTTGAACTGGGCCATTGATACTTGTAAACTTGATTTGTTCTCCGTTTACGTAAACTGTGTTACCTTCTAATGCTGTGATTGTAAGATTATCACCTACATTTACGCCATTTGTTATAAAGACATAAGGATATAAGTCAATAAGTTGTACATAATAATCACTAGTTGGCAAGTAACTTGCTGTATTGTTGTTGTAAACTGTAAGACTGCTTAATGTTCTCTTATCTACATTTAATGGAATTTCGATAATATTATTAGTTTTACTTGGGGCAACTACATTTTGAACAATTGTTTGTGTTAATTGTGTCACATCTTTAACATAGATTGTGCTATCTAAATCACCAACTGGTAATATTAACCAAGTAGTTGAACTATTAGCATTGTACACTGTTGGAACGCCATAACGATTTACATTTAAGTAGTAGCGCATCATATTAGGAGTTGCTGAAGGAACCATGCTTGTAATAGTTACACTGTCAGATTGTTGAATTGTACTTAAAATACTTATGTAATTGCCTGGATTAACACGCAATGAACTTGAAGGAACTCTGTACCCATTAATAGTTACATACAATCTATCAACATTTGTTTGTTGCCATTGGGTTACATTTACTGTTTGACCGCTAGTTGAACCCAATGTTAAATTTGTACCATAACGACTTGTGCTTACATAGAAATGAGTGCTATCTACAATGTCGTTGACATAGTATTCTGTGCCTGTAGTAATTGCCCCTAATACTGTTTGTCCCAGACTTCCCTGAGGTGTTGTAAAATACACAGGTGTTCCAATTTGTAAACCGTTAGTTGATGATACTGTGATTTCCCCTTGTACTGTTGAAGCTGTGGCTGTTGTATCACTTATAATATAAGTACCATCTATCCAAGCATAACCACCACTTTGATAGGTTGAAACTCCAACTACTGGGCTATTTACACCTGACATAGTGTAACTTGATGTGTAAATGTCAAAATTGTTACTATCAATTACATGTACGTAATATGTGTTATTGTTAAGTTGGCTACTACCTATAATGCCATCAAGTCTTACAATGTCGTTAGTTGAAAGATTATGTGCTATTCCTGTTGTAATTCTTGTTGTACCAGCCACAGACATAACATTGTTGTTGACAAATACAATATTAGCAACTGTATTATTTGTTATTCCTGATTGAGTATGCAAATACTGATAATCGGTCAAGTTATATGTAGTTACCGCTATTGTGCCAGACGGAGCGCTGTTAAATGTAATATTGTTATATGCTGGGCTTATAGTGTAAGTTGAAGGATCTACTCTTAAACCCTGTACTTCTACAATTGCGTTTACACTGCTGTCAGTATCAATATAATTTGATAAATTAAATACTGTTGTCGAACCATTACCTGTAAAGATTTGAGTTTCAGGCATAGTATAACCATATTGAACTGGTGTTGTTTGACCAAACAATGTATAACTTATGTAGTCGCTACTACCATAATTACCACTGAATATTATATCACTAGTTAAACTATCCTTTGCCAATCCAATAGCGTAATCATAAGTTACAAAACTTGAACTACCAGTAGCATTACTTAGTGTAAATGTTGAGCCGCCGTTTGTAGCTGAAATTGTAAAACTATTATTAGTTGGGTTAACTGTTTTAACATAATATGTTTGTAAAGGAGTTATGCCACCAAAAATATTTTTATCAAATGTAACTGGTGTTCCAGATACTAATTGACTTACGCTTGCGCAAACAATAGAATTTGTGCTCGATATTGTTGTTGAAACAAAGTTTAATTGTCCAGCAACAAGTTTAGTTCCATTGTGATAAACAATTGGACTTGTCCAATAAACACCTGTTGATCCAGCAATAATACATGTCATATCACCAATGTCATCAGCCAACGCAAAAGTTGCGCCAGCTATGCCTGTACTATTGTCAATAGTATCAGATATTGTTATACTGCTTGTAATAGTACTAATGCTTTTAACATAATATGTTGTACCTTCAACAATATTACCAAATACGGTGCCTTGGAAGCTAATAGGTTTGTTTAATGTAAAATTGCTTATTCCAGTAACTGTTATAGAATTTGTGCTGCTGCTTGTTGCTAATGCGTCTACTTCAATTGGCTGTGTTCCTGGTCTGATTACCCCGTTGCCACTAGAAATCTCTCCTGCGTAATTAGCAGGAGTATGAATTGTTTCAAACCCATTTGAATTAATTACTATTGGATTATATTGTGTGCTTGATTTTACTAACTGATAACCGTTACCAACCTCATAAACATCTATTCTTAAACTATCAGTTACTGAACCGAAAGTTAAAGGTGAACTTAATGTTACTGTTTGATTAATATAATTTACAGTATAGTTATAAATTTTTGTACATAATCCAGTACTACCACTGATTACATATACTGCTATAGTTGATGGTACTTGAACTTCTGCTGAAGCAAAACTATACACAGTTTGTAATGCTGTAGTTGGAGTTAATTGAATGCTTGTAACGCCAAATCCTGTATGCGCATATTCTGTTGGATCCCAGTTTGTACCTGGTCTTGTATTGACAATCATACTTAAATTGTCTGACACTACACCTGCTACTAATTCTTCAGGTCCATAACCAAAATCAAATGGAGCACCTGTTACATTATATATGGCACTTGGAGTTTCAAATATGCCAGTTTGTGTCCAAGTTGATAAGTTATTTGATTGAATTACTGTATTATCATAACCAACCACAGTATAAGTGCCACTGTGATAAGTAGATCCTGTTAAGTTTTGTGTTGTACCAGAAGTTTGACTTGCCCAAGTTATTCCATCTGTACTTGTTTTTATTAACCCTGTATTACCTACTGCTACAAAATGTCCGTTAATATAATTTACATTTGTTAAGTCTGTTGTATATGGATAAGCGTACATTAATGCTAATCCAACAGTTGGATTAGTTCCGTTTAATGTAACTGCTGATCCGCCACTTGTTAAAGAAACTTGTACTTGTGTGCCATTTACTATATTTTTAATATAGTAAGTTGTGCTTGATGATATTACGTCAAATGATTGTGTAAATCTTACAGTTTCCCCTACGGTAAATCCTGAAGTATTGCCTACGTTTATTACATTTGTATTTGTGTTGACGCCAACAATATTTGTTTCGTTGATACCATTCCAATTTGTGCCATTGGCGCTTGTGTAAATTGCGCCGTTTTGGCCAACTGCTACTAATGTATTATTATTTGCTGTTACACTATAGAATCCATGATAAGCAAATGATGGCACTACATTCCAAGAACTACCATTTGTACTTGTTAATACTATGTCCGTTGGTACAATTTCTGTAAAGCCAGTGCTATAATCAAATCTTTGGCCAATGCCCACAGCAACGAATCCTGTGAATCCATTTAATGTCACATATGTTACGCCATATAACATTTCTGTCAAGTTATTATTAAATGTAAATGTTTGATTCCAATTTGTAGCATCAGTGCTTGTAATAATTGAAGACCCAACTGCTACATATACTCCATTACCATACGCGCTGTCTTGAAGTGTTAAGCCAGCTAAATTTAATGTTGTTGTTGTGCCACTTGTATAATAGCCTAAGCTACTCCAAGTTATACCGTCAACGCTTCTAAGTATAGGCGTAGCACTGTTACCTGTTGTCAATAAGTATTTGTTGTTTACAAAATTAATTGAGGTAATATCTGAATTGCTTGTTGTTAAACTTGTTACATTCCATATGTCATCAGATGTATTTGTAGCCAATGCTGCCCCTTGACTTGTATTAGCCGGAGATACATATGTTACACCATTGTAAATAATGCCAGCTAAATTAATTTGCGATGGATAGAATGGTTTATCTTGTAATTCTACATCAACTGGCAATTCTAAACTTGGCTGGAAGTAATTACCAAAATATGTGCTGTATGGATATATGGTGCCAGTCAACAACTGACTCATATCAATAACAGGTATACCTAATTGTATTGCTCTGTCTTGATAATAACCATAACCTGGCATATTGACAGTTGGTTGATAATATCCTATAATTCTATCTAAAGCGTTTAACTCTCTTGAACCACTGTCAAGAAGTTGCCATTTACCATAGATAAACTCTTTGTCATTGTTACTGACAATACAAATATATACTTGCCCATTGAAGCGTACAACGCTTTGTTGGAAATAGAATGGTTCAGGTAAGAAAGCATAACTGCCTGCTTTGGCCATTGTCATACTTCCTGATGAAGTACCTAGGCTGATTGCTGAACCGCCTACAGTATTTGAAATTGTAATACTTGTACTTGGTGTTATACTTGCTATATAATAAGTTTGACCTAAAACGATGTTTGAATTAAAAATTGTTCCAGTAAAGACTACTGGATCATAAACATTAAATCCACTAGTGCTTGCTACTGTAATTGTTGAACTACTAGTTGCTGTAGCTGTTGTAGTCGTGAAACCAACATATGGGAATACATCAGGTAATCCGCTGACTGGTGCTGTCAACAATGGATTACTATACACTTCAAATGTATTTGTTCCTGTTACTCTCATGTAATATTGATTTGATGTATCACTTGGAGGAGTTCCTGATACTTGAACACTTAAGATTGCTCCATAACTATCAATATTGTTTACACGCAATGTTATATCGTTAGCAGGTGAAAGCCCATCCGGTGTAATAGTTGTTCCGCTAATAGTAATAATATTGTCTATAGCAAAACCCTGTCCAGCACTTTCAATAATAGCATTATACCCACCTATTACATAACTAACTGAGAATGATGGTGTGCTTACTGGTGTTTGTTCATATGTTACAGGACCAAATTCTGTATGGCTAATTGTTACAGGAGTTGGGGTAGTACTTAATGGATTACCTGTTTCTAATGTAATATATGGTGTACCTGTTCCAATCATTAAACCATTATCATTTTGTAATACAGATTCAGAATAGTCGATAAATCCAATCATTGGATATGTTGGTGAACTACTTGTTAGAGTTAATGCGCTTCCGCCTGGTGTAGCACTTATTGTAAAGTGTGTTAAGTCTACAATAGTTTTTACATAATATTCTGTATTCTTTGTGACTCCACCTGTGACATCTGCTACAAATGTGATTGGTGTTTCAGGGGCTAAATTTAAAGTACTATCGCAAGTAAACTGACTTGTATTTGATCCTGTAATTTTTACAGTTTTAATTGGTGTGTAGCTAATTGTAAAGTGTTGACTATCAGTAATTGTGAATACAAAATACTGTTGACCAATTACAACTGTTCCTAAACTTACACCTGTGAATATAATTGGCATGCCAGGATATAATACATCTGTGTTACTACAGGTTAATAAGTTTCCAGTTGATGATGTGTTTGTTACTGTTACTGAAATGTTACCAATAGTACTTACATAATATAATCCAGCACTTAAACCATTAAATCCTGACCCAACAGTAAATGGCATATTAACATACATATGATTTGTGCTATTAACTGAAACATAGTTAGTTGTTGTCAAAATAGCATTGATGTTGCCACTTAATTGATTGCTTATTACACCACTAGTAATGCCAGCATATTGTTTGCTTGTTTGATATAATGTAAACAACTGATTTTGAACTTGACCAGGGCTGACAGGTAATGACAAGTTAATAGTCATACTGCCTGTAGCAGAACTTAATAACAATGTGTCAGATTGACTTGTTAATGTTGCGCTAGTTTCGTCATTTGCGCTTACATTACCTGGATCAAACACATTACCATTATATTGAGTAGAAATTGTAATTTGTGTGCTATTAATAATTTGACTTACATAATAGATTGTTGATGAACTGATATTACCAAAGGTAGAACTTGCTGTTCCGTTTATAATAGCATCGTTGATCACAAATGGTTCGTTTACGCTTAACCCAACTGTTGTTTCTAATGTTACGTATTTCGTACTTGAACTGGCTGAAACTACACCAAATGTGGTTAAATCTGTTGTTTGAGACAATGTAAAGTTTTGTTTATCTAAAATAGTATGTACATAGTAAGTTACATTTTCAATAACTCCACCAAATACATCACCTACAAAGAATACAGGTAATCCAATATAGAATCCAGTTGTGCCACCTGTACCTGTTGAGTTCAATGGAATAGTGAAATAACCTCTGTTTACATAACCATTGGCTGTTGTACTTGTAACTTGTCTAATACCAGGATAATTTACAGTTAATGTTGCTGTGTTTACAACTTGAGCAACAAACATTGAACATCCTGCTACTGAAATTATCTGATTGTTTAAGCTTAATGTAGGTCCACCAACTGTTGCTGAAATTGTAAAATCAGTTAAGCTTAAAATTTCTTTTACATAATAAACTATACCAACACTTAACCCACTGTTGCCTACACTTCCAGCAAATTGAACTGGCATGTCAACTGTCATACCAATTGTACTGCCTGAGGCATTTTCTAAATTACCGCTATCAAGTTTTAAGCTGACGCTATTAGTTGCGCTAACAGTAGCATAAACATATCTTACTGAGCTTGACCATTCAACTTGTTGATTGTTGCCAACACTTACTATTTCAAAACCGGCGCCATGTGCGCTAGCTAAGATGCTGCTAATTGGAGGTTGAGAATTTTGTAAAGATAGATCACTACTACTGACTTGCTCAACATTTAATAAATCGCCAGCAAAGAAGCTACCATAGAATGCGTCTGCTTTCCAGTCTGTAACTTTTGTATTATATGTTGTTCTGTCATATTTTAATGTTACAATATTTTCTCTTACTGGAACTGCGGTTGAAACAGCACTAGCACGAGCGGTTAAGTTTAATGTATGGTTATTGCCTGTTCCTGTGCTTAAAATATTAATACGGTTTGTGTCGTTTACGCAATCAGCATAATTTTCATACAAAGCAACAATAATAGCTGGAACGGTTTCAAGTACATTTAAATAGTACCATTGATTGTTTTGTAATCCACCTACATTCACTCCATTAGGATCACTTAAGTATTTTATTAAGTCTCCTGTTTGGAACTGTGGAGCGTAAATTTGAATTGTGTTATTTAAAATATTGACATTGTTGCTACTGAATGGAACTGTAACTGCTGTGTCAAATATAATTTCTGGAAGAACGGCATAGCCTCTGCCTGGATTAATAACATTTACACCTACTACAGTATCTAAACTCATGACTGCTTCTAACACTGCTGCTTCTTTTGGAGCAGGGTATATGCTTGTGTCAATATAAGCTAGTACTCTTGGTGGGTTTTGATAGCCTCGTGAACCATTCAATAACAGCACAGCAGGCAAATCTATTATAATATCTGATCCTGGTAAGTGAGTTTGAACAGTTGTTTGGTTGTAACCTCTAATTAATTGACTTAAAACATTTGTAGCACGATCTACATGTCCATAGGCAATTTGTTCAGTACCAATAGTAATCACACCATTGATTGGGAAACCACTAGCATTGTACACAACAATGAAGCTGCTGCCTAAACTTATATATGCTTTTAATGTTGTGATAGTTACATCAGTTTGACCTGTTAAACTTACACCATAATTTTCAAACCAGTCATTGTATTGTTGTTCTTGCCAAATTTCTGCTGTTGGCAAGTAAGTTGTAGTATTGTCTGGATTTTCATAGACAAGTTCTGGACTTACAAACTGTTCAATTGTAGAATTATAACCAGCAGGTAAATCAAAATCAGTTAATGTACCAGCATACAATTCATTACCTGTATAAACATATGTAAAGTTCTTAATAAAGACGTGGAATGGTAATGCTTCAGTCAAGTATTTTGATAAGAAATCTTGATTATCACTTTGATAATTTTCTAATGGAAGCAAGTTTCTAATATTGTGAGATACATCAACTAAGCTTGTTTTGTTTAACCATGTAAGATAATTTTGTGATGATGTTGCTTCACTTTGAATATATTCAAACATCAAAATCAAACTTTGATTTCTATAAATTAATAATTCACTTGTGTAAATTTGTTCATTTAATGCTCTAATAATCCAATATGTTTCTTCTGAAGGATAATTGTCATAACTACTTGTGCCATAGAAATTACCTGCCCAGCCATATCCCGCGCTAGCATAATCATATAGACTACTGCTAAACTGTATAGTTCCGTTTTGTAATCCTATTCTAATCCAGCTATCAGTAGCACTTGAATAGATATACCATTCATTTAAACCTTTACCGTTTTTCTGAACTTTTGCTATTGTTTTGTCTGCTACTGTTAGTGTTGACAAATCAGCATAAATGCTAACAACAACATTTGCTCTTACACTATCATCATAGCCTGGTGCCCACCAGTTTACATAAGTCCAATAATCTTGTGTGTTATAAAATTCGCCGCTGGCAAACAAGAATGTAGCATTTTCTCTTGTTTCAGCTATAGGATATTGTGCCAATGTACTATTAGCAAATAAAATATAGTTTTGTAAGGCAATAAATCTGTCTAAGAAGAAACTTTGTCTTGGTCTTGCGCTAATACCAGTTTGTACTGCTAGCGGCAAGAATGGATCTGGTACTACTTGTCCTAAACCGTCAACGCCTGACAAGCTGTATAAGAATCTACGATATAATAATGTTGGTTCAGGAGTTTCTAGTGTTGGCAATCCTGGCAAGAAATCTTCATAATAATTTTGTTTAATTAAAGCATATTCACTATGATATTCGTCATCTGTTTTTCCAGTTGAATATCCAATGTTAAGAACACTTGTATTGCCGTTTAATAATTGTTGACTGTTATAAACACTAAACACACTTGGCAAGACTGGTGCTAGATAACTTATACCAGAATAGAATGGATAAGCAATATAAGTTGCTATAGTATTATCACTTAATGTTTTGCCTATATTTTCAAAAATTATGCTACTATTTCTTACCCAGAAATAATAAACAACTGTTGCTTCTTGTGAACTGTTTAATATAGTTTCAATAGAGAATAAGTTTGTGTTGTATGGTATACCTGGACCTTGATAGCTACTAGGTGGAACTGCGCTTTCTATCCATGAATAGACAGCGACATCACTGCCTGGGAATACTGTTCCCCAGTATGCGCTGTTATATGTAACATCATTTTGATGATAGTTTACAAAACGTACGTTTGATGTATTAAACCAAATATTACCAACTTTTTCTTTGCCCCATACTACTGATTGTTGTGTTACATTACCGTTGTTATAGCTAGCAGGGTCGATTTGACTAACAACATCAATGTTTTCTGCTACTATACCAAATAATTTTCCTTGTAGTGGATCAAAATAATCTAAATGTAAAAGTGTTTGGTTATTTTGAGAATTAAAAATTTGAGTATAACCAATACGATTAATATCAACGATTGGAGATGTTTGACGCAATACTGACCAGTCTTGAGTTCCTACAGTGTTTACATAAGTTACAACTTGTCCGTAACCTAATGTAAAGCTATCATTGAAGTTATTGGGAATGCCAGCAAATTTACTTGAGCCTATTACAACTCTATTACCTACAAAGTCTAGTGCTGTGCCATACATTGGCTGATTGCCATACACTAAATCATTTGCGTTTACACTTTGAGCATAAACAAAATTTCCAACATTGTTTATTGTTTCATTGAAATCTTCTAAGTAATCAAACATATAAACAGCACCAGCATTTGGGAATGTGTCAATAAACTGTGTGGTGTTGTTATCAAAGATTGTATCATTGTCTGGATATTGTATGTTATCAAATGTTGTATCTTCATATCTTGTGCCAACTGGCGCACTAGCTACAAAGCTGCCATATTCATTGAATTTAACAGTTGTACCAAACTGTGTTGCCCCATCTTCGTGTGGACAAAGTATTGTTTGAGTTAATGTATATGGAGTAATACCTAATTCTGTTAAAGCTGCGCTATCAAGTGTTGAAATTAACAATTTTTCATTTGCTTGTGCTAAGTCATTATTAATTATACTAATTGTTAAAATGTTATTACTTGCTGATGCTGTAACATTTATAATATTAGCTTGAATGATTGCCTGTGCTGCTGATGCTGCGTCACCAACTGGAAGAACAGCTTCAAATCCATTGATTAAAATAGTTCTTTGTTGTGTTAGATTAACAGCACTTGTGCCTGTGATGGTACCAAATCTACCGCCACTATTTGTGAATCTATATACAGCGCCTTCAACTAATTGAGTTGTTAATTCAAACGGTGCGCCAACAATGATTTCTGTGCCATATGCTGTTGTATCAACACTGTTACCAAACTGTACACCTACTTCAGGTGTTGATTCTGTAGTTAAAGATTGAACTTTTGTGAATACATTGTCACTGACATTAACAATGTCACCAGCTGTTAATTGTCCTGTGTAAATTAATGTTGATCCAGCAACAGCGTAATTGCTGTCATCTACAAGATTACCATTTACACTTACATATAAAGGATCTGTTTGTACATTGACATTGAAATATAAACCAGTCGCATTAGTTAATGAAACTGGGGTTGTTGATGATCTTGAAGTTTTAATGGTGATGTTACTGCCACTGATACTGTTTATGTAATAAACAACATATGGAACTACACCACTGTTGCCAAAATTCACTGATGCTAATGCTGTGCCAGTTCCTGACCCTACGCCTGTTGCTGTAAATACTACACCAACGTTATTACTACCTGCGCCAATAGCTGTGAAGTCTGTAGTACCTACGCTGTCAATAGTGTAAGTTACACCTACAACAAAACTACCTGCTACTGTTGGAGTTGTAAATGCTGTAAACATCACGGGTTGATTTACACTAAATCCTGTCATGTCGGCATTACATTGTATAATAGTACCGCTGCTTACAGCATTTGCTGTTCTATCTACGTGTGTTGGTGTCCATGCTAAATTAAATTTGCTAATTATGTCAATATTTGTAAATTGTGCTACGAAGTTTTGAACGCTACGTTGATAGACATATGAACTACCCCAATTTGAAATTGTTGAAGGAACATATTCAACTCCTGGTGCGCCAATCACAACTGTGTCGCCATAATAGTCAGTTGCTATGCTGTTACCAAATTTATCTCCACTTGAACTAAAGAGGCTACCATCGATAACTGTAGAATATTTGTATGATATTTGTGTAGCTGTGCCTGTGCCTGACCCTGCGCCTGTTGCTACAAATATTGTACCTACTGTGTTTGTAATCGGTGTAGCGCAAATAGTCTTAAAGTTAGTTGTGCCAACACTAGTAATGATATATGTTTCACCTGCTACAAAATATCCTGCTTGTAAAGGTATATTTTGTTTTCTATAAACATAAACTTTATTGTCAGCACTATCACCAACATATAACCAGTTAGTGTCATTAGACAATGCCAAACTATTTCCAAAGACTGTAGCCCCACCGGGTGCGGCTATCTCTTGTGTTTCTGTTAAATAATCGCTTAATATTGAATTGTTAAGTGTGTAAATGTAAATTTTAGGTGTGCCAGTTGGTTGACTGATAACATAAGTTAAACCTTCATTGACCATGCTAGTGCCATATGATACATCACTACCTGTTAATGTTTGGAAAATATCATAATTTGTTGTAATAACATTATAGTCATAACGATATACTTCGCCTAACTTGTTATCACTAATTAGATATCCACCTAATAATTCATTATAAAGCACTGCCGCGCCAAAAGCTAAAGTTTCAGCGTGATTTATTTCTTGTTCATAATTGTAGTTTAATGTTTTTTGATATACTGCCCAACCACCATCTGTGTTTGTATCTACCCAAACAGTGTTTGGTTCAAATTCAAATGCTAATAAAGGCAAGTTAGCTATATCACCTGGAGTACTTACTCTTTGCGATGATAGCATCATGCCTACACCTATACCATTGATTGCTCTTGTTGTAGTGCTTAGTGATAATGAAATTGTTACTTGTGTTAAACTTACAACATTCAATACTGAATAATAACCATTTACATTAGTGTTAAAGTTTACAATAGCAAACAAATCATATTGTTGTAAATTATGTGGTGTGGCAAATGTTACAACACATGTGCTGTTTAAATTGTTTTGTACATTAATAACTTGGTTAATTGCTATAGGCGTGTAGACATTCCATTTGTTTAGATAGTTTGCTATCCATACATAATCACCTACATAAAAATTGCTTAATGGTACAAGTGTGCCTTGTTGATTAACTGCTGAACCTAATTGACTGTAAAAATATGAAACCATTTTTACATCGTTATAGTTTACATAACCTGCGTCAGGTAATAAAACACTAGGAGCATATGGTATTGTTGGCAGTACGTTAACATCGTTTACTGGCTCACTAAAGTTGTAAAGTGAGTATAACGGAACTTCTTGTTCTACCCCTGGTATTGAAACTCCATCAGTTAACCCAACAATAAATGGATTTCCTGCTAACTGTGCTGCGTCTAACTTAAATTGAATAAAGTTGTTATTTAATACACCGCCATATTTTGATGTTTGAATAGCCCAGTTTTCGTATACGTTGTAATTAATTGAACCTTGTGGTAAGTTTGCCCCAACAAATGCGCTTACAGCATTTGTACTACCTTTTGTTTTAATTAAATTTTGATAGACATTAACTTGTGTTTCGTCAGTTAAATCAACTAACGCAGCATAGTCTCTTGGTCTGTACCCAATCAAACTGTAACCTAATAGGTTAGCATCTGGATTTAAAGCAGTTGAATTAATATCATAGTATCGTGTGCTATCTAAGCTGTTAGTACTGCTGTTTGGCAATAAACCATTTTGAATCTGTCCATAATTACTAATCATCCAATATTTTTGTTGGAAGGTTGCGCTTGGTTGAACAATTTGTTGTGCGACCCAATATTGATTTTTGTAAAGAACGATTTCGCCTTTGGTATATCTTAATGAAGGATCCCACTGTTGTATGTTTGTCTGATTTATGATAAAGCCTGAAGCATTATATGTGCCGTCCCAGTTAGCTGTTTTAGCACCTCTTACATAAATTCTGTTTTGTCTTATGCCAGTAATTAAATCATAAATTGTATCATTAAACAATGTGTAATTATCAAACACTACAGCGTTTTCAAAATTGCTTAAATTAAATTGACCATAGCTAATTGTATCGCCTTTGTTTAATGCTGCTACTGTAAATTCTGTTCCATTACGAACAATGTTTAAATCTGAATTTTTAATTGGATATAAGTTTTGATTTAATACAAAGTTAATACCTTGTAAACTCAATGGCTGTACAATTTGATTTTCTTTGTCAATAGTTAATTCATAAGCAGCAGGGTTAAGTGCTATAGTAGCACCTGCTGACCAACCAACTTGTGTCCAATATAAATATTCCGCTATCATTTGTTGCCAGTCAACAACGACACTATCAACTTGATATTGATAGGCAGCGCCTTGACTGACTAAGTATGCGCCATAACTCGCTAAGAATTGTGCTACTTGATTAGTATTAATAAAAGTTGTTCCATATGGTACAACTTCGACTGTATCGCTATAATTTTTTGCTACTTTAACTGTTACGTTGTCTATAGTAATAAAGTTATATTGTCCATCATTCTTTGGTTTTAATACATTGAAATAAGCTGTTGTTTGACTGTTTCCATTAACACTATAGAAATATTGTGGTGTTAGTTGAACAAGCACACTACTGTATATAAGTTTTTCATATGGAGGATTGCTATATAGCAATACTTGATAGCTAGCATCAGGTATCAACAATGAACTGTTGTTGCTATTTGGATTTGTACTTTGTACATAGAAGTTTAATAAGTTTTGATCGCTATAACCAGCTAAACGATATACTAAACGTACATCAATGTTGTTTAGTAATTCAGTTAGTGTTGTTGTACCATCAATACCAAATTGTTTTTGATAGTCTACTATCCAGTTGATATAACTTGTAACTGGTGTGCCATTGCCATATACAGGAATGTCAGTAATAATAAGATGACTTCTGTTGTTAACAAGATATTGATTAAATTCACTGTTGTATTTGTAGTCATCTACCCAAACACCTAAATTGAAAAATTCTGCTGGTTTAGTTAACGCCTGTATTCTCATTAAATCAAACGGCCAAGTGCTGCTGCGTCTGTAACTTAATTCTACAGGGCCAACATCTCCAACTTGCCAATTGTTTTCAAAACTACCCGAGTAGTAATTTCCTACAACGCTTACAAATGGGCTGACAAGATTACCTTGAGTGTCAACTGGCAATATAGTTGTAAGACCTGGTCTTACAGCTTCAGGTATTATTCTGCTGTCGCCATTGTTATAATCAAATCCTATTTCAAGGTCTCCCCACAATACTAAGTTGTTACTTGTATATGGAGCACTACCATAACGACTTGTCCACCAAGTTGGTTCGTTGCTATAACCTAACATTTCCCATGGAGTTGTGTTAGGAGTAAATGTGTCATAGAAATATTGATAGATACCTCTCCAGTAACCTATGCCTATTTGTGAATTATCTAACTTATTATTAGTTGTTCTATAGTTCCAACTTAATTCATCTGTTGAACTATAATATTGAGTTTGATATGTTAATCTATTTTGACCAACCCAATTTAAGAATCCTTGTTGATAGATTTCGATAAATTCTTGGTAGCTATATTGATTATTTCTAAAGTAACCAGGCAAAATGTCATACAGTTGAACTGGAACTGTATTACTTAATTTTAAGTTGTTGTATATTCTTTTTTCAAATTCTAATAAAGCTTGGTCTCTATAATCTACTAATGTGTCTGTTTCAACAATATAGTCGCCATATAGTTTATTATAACTGCCATCATGCCCTTTAATAAAATATGTTGGCTGACTATAATCGCTATCTAATACAACTTCTGGAATAAATGCTGGATACAATCCAAGTTTTGTAGGTGTATTTGGTACAAAACTACCATAAGTTTGGTTGTACTCGTTAATTGTAACTACATCGCCTGGCATCAATTCAATAACGATTTCTAAACTAGGAGCAGTAGAACTGACAATATAATCTACTCCACGTACTAATTGTTTTGTTGTTGTAAGATTATCTACTGTTCTAGCCAAGTATACAAGTACACCGTTATAGTTAGCTTGTGAAAAATCATAAACTTGACTTAAAGGATATACTGTAACTTGTAAATTGTTTTCAAAGGTATAAACATTTGAAGCATAAGGAGATTTTGCTGGTAGCATGTCGCTCCAGAAGAAACTTTGATTATTACTTTTTGTTGCTGTAATAATATCCAATGCTGTGTTTAATACATATGCTGGATCATAACGTTGATCAAATGGATAATTGTTAACCGTAGCTACAATTAAATTTTTGTAGTTAATATATTGTTTGCTGTTGTATGACAATGAATCAAAAAGATTGAAATCTAAATTGCGTAAGAATGTTCCTGGCAATACTAAGCTTGCGCTGTTTTGAATGATAGCATTACCATAAGGAACAATGTTTCCTAAGTTTCTATAGTTGTTATTGCCAAATACATCACCTGTAATGTAAGGACAATTATTAAAGATACTTACATATTGTCTTCTTATATCGCCAACGTTGGCTGTTGTAATATTACCATTTAATGGGTTATTACTTAAGTTGATAGGTACTTGATAGTATGCTACGCTGCTTACATCATTGCTTAATACTAAGACTTGAATTAAAGTATTTGTAATTTCTACAGGTACAGTTACTGTGACAGTTGTAATCGGTGTGCCATTAGCTAATGCCCCAAGTGTTACAGTATAATTACTTGAATTTTGAATTACATTGTTTACATAAACTTGTAGTACAGGCCATGGACTGTCAGTTGAAGGTATTGGTTGTACATCTAATACAAATGTAGCTGTTGGGTTTGAATCACGATACCAGTTATATTCAAATATTTGATATTGTACACTTGGCCCTACTGCTGTTTGCCAGCCCAATAATCTTTCATAAGTTGTTAAATCAATATCATTATAAACATAACCTGTATTAACATTTACTGTAACAGGATTACTTTCGCTTACATAATTAAATGTATCGCTGTTGAATGAAATATCAAAACTAATATCACCTATATTGTCTACAGAACTATAACGTAGTGGAAATCCTAAAATAGGATCGTTTGTGCCTGTGCCAATACCGTAGGCTATTAATTTACAGCCGGCAAAACTAGTTCCTAGATATACGTCACTGTTACCAAAACTAATACCATTGCTGTCAAATACATCAAACAATGGAGCTTGATTGTTATTTGTTTTTTCTTGTGATTGTGTCCAAACTAAACCATTATACCAATAACTATAACCCTGACTGTTATAACCTCTGAAAACAACTACTTGGTTGTTTGCTTCTATTGTGCCATCTGGTGCTTCAGATAATGTGATCACAGGGGGTTGTCCTGCTGTAATGACACTAAAGCTAGTTACAAATATTTTTGCGTTTTGTTCTGGGTCGTTGGCAAATACTATTCTTGCGCCAGGAAAAAGTTTGTAATTGTTATTATTTGCTGGGTTAGCAACAAGTGATAAGTTATTTGTTAAACTTATTGTTTTGTTATAGTCATAGCCAATTCCAATTGTCAAAGTTGTACCATCATTAGCTAATGAAGTAATTTGACTGTTTGGTGGTAATATATTTTGACTATCATTGATATACATACCAACAGCAAATGTGCCACTTATATCATCTAACGGAACTGTTGCTGTTGTAAATAATGCGTTAGCTGTTCCAGTACCTGATGCTGTTGTAACAACATTAACAATCATACCTGCTTGGTATGTTACTCCTGTAGTACCTGCTACTGTATTCCAATTAGTAGTACCTGTACTTGTAATAACATAGTTTTGTCCAACTACTAAACTACCACTATTAACATTTAGTGAACTTGCGTCAAGTGTAGCATTGTATGTTGTGTAAACATCAACGTCAGGATAATATACATATTGTCCAGCAACTTGATTTAAACAGTCAGTTGTTCTAAAATCAATAAAGTCAATAGGATCTTTGCCTACTGTGCCACTGTTAAACAATCTTAGATTTGGGTAAAACTCAATAATAGGTCTTACTGCTTTAAACTGTTCATTAGCATATGTTGTTAAGATACTAGGATCATTGTTATACTGTGCTGTAGCTTGAATAACATCGATGTGGAACCAACGATTACCTCTAGACCAAGCATTTCTATTAATTGCTTCTCTGGCAATAGTAATATAATCAGGGGTAACAGGAATATACAAACTATCGTCATAGTTAGCTGTGTCATAGTTTGTACTAGCGTATGGAGTTAAAATGTCGCCTGTGAATTTTTCTGGTACGACAAAATTTGTAACTGGTAATAATTCAATAGCAACACCAACACCTTGTACATAATATTGACCAGTCAAATAACTAGAAGGAATAATATCTCCTACAAATTGTACTTTTAATCCATTTGTAAAGACTACACCATTGCTTGCTGTATAATTCTTTTTACCTAATATCTCTGTTTCAATATCAATTTGATTTGTAATATTAGCATCAGCAATTTTAATTACACCAACTTGATCAGGATTTGTACCGTCTTGATAGTATAGTGTTGTTAATGGAGCAGAAATGTATGGTATCATTTCAATATTGTTATATTGATCTAAGAAGAAATTTAATCCGCCGTATGTGTTACCATATACTGCTGTAATTTTTTGATTTACTGGGATTTGTCCTGCTACGCTCAAGCTAATAATAGGATTGTTTGGATCTCCAATATATGTTATTTTGTAGAAATTTGAATTTACAACGCTATAGTATCCTTGTTCGTATTCCATAGCATTGATTTGACAATTCATAGTGCCAGTTGCGTTCTGCATTGCTACAACTGGGCCACCAATTACTAAACTAATTGTAAATTCTGTGGCACTAACAATTTCACTGACATAATATAATACAGCTTGTGTGATATTACCTTGACTATCAGTAAGTGAAGGAATAATTGTACCAATTGGTGTACCTGTAAAAGCAACTGTTTGATTTACAAACATTCCTGTTGTACTATTACATGTAATTACATTGCCTGTGCTTGATGTACTTGTAATTGTAATATTTTGAGGTGCTGTGATATCATTATCGTTTTCAGCATATGGAGTATAATCTAAAAAGTTTGATGTATATCCCTGCTCATTTGGTACTCCAGTATCATAAAACATTACTGTTAAGCCATTAAGACTTGTTACACCATCAATATTTTGTAATGACGATAAGGGTTTACCATTTAAATTTTCATATGAAACGTTACTGACAACACTTACTAGATTGTTACCAGGGAAATTGTATCCATTTTGTGCGTCGGCAGGAGGAACAGTAAATGTTACTACTCCTGATTCAGCGCCATTGTTGTTAACACCTAAAATTTGTCTTACACTTTGATTTGGATTGTTTGCGCTTTTGCCAGAAACTCCTGGTTCGCCCTGAATCCAAAATTGTGTATTTTGATTTACAATAAATTCATAGACACCATCTCTTAGTAATGTAATAGTAGGATTAATACTACCGCCTAGTGCTCCTGCTAAAGCAATTTGATAGCCACTTGGTTCTGGTGTCACTACAAATGTTTCTGTGCTATAAACAGTTCCTGCGCCAACTGTTACAGCTGGAGGACCTACATCTAACCAGTAATATTGATTATAGTTTATCAATGAGTCAAGGTTAATAAAACTATCCCAAGAATAGAATTGACCATTGAATAATCTATTATTATTGTCTGCTATACCCCCATTTTGATTTACAGCATCAATAATACCAGGATAACTTATAAAATCTTTGGCTGTACTTGTATTTGGTTGAGTAAAAACAATACCTGGGTCAAGTTGATAGTTTGTTCTTGTTCTATCAGGTTCTGTTACATAATAATCATTAGCGTTAACACCGTATCCAAAACGATTGCCTACGTAGCCTTGTATTTGTTCTAAATTAGGTGGATTTACTAATTGATCGAGAGTAGCACCTAAAAACTGTTGGTTAGTAGTTGTTTGAAATATCTCTGGTAAAAAATCTAAAGTTCTAATTAATGGTGCCATTTCCAATATTTATCCTACACAGCAATCTGTAATTCTGCTGGTGTAAGGGCAGGTATTACAACAATGTTATTAGCGGTTGCGGCATTTACAAAAATTTCATAAGGTGCTGAATAAATTTCATATAAACTACCAAATGGTTGACTTGGGTCATTTGAAACTAATACAGCACTACTTACATACTGTCCAACAGTATTATGTAAATAAGCAGCAAGTTCACTAAAGTAAAAAGTATCACCGAAATTCCAATTATTTATGTTGAAATAATCATTCATTGCTGAAAGTACAGCACTTATAATTTCACTATTGCTAGCACTTGTATTAGCAACTGGAACTATTTTAATAGTACCTTGAAGTGCTGGGTTAGCTTTAGGACCAAACAATGGCTTAAACACTACGCTGTTTGGAATTAAGCTATCGCTTACCATTTTATAATCTTGTAATTGACCATAGTCTTGATTTAATTCATCAATAGTTGGCATTAACGGTTCTGGTATTGTACCTGTGGTATCTTGAATATAATTTTGATATTGTGTGTAATAACTTTGTGTTACTAGATACAAGTCAATAATATTTGTTGTTGTAGGATCAATACGAGTTGTGTTATTGCTATTATGTCTGTATTGATAGAACAATCCTTGTCTGCCTGTTTTATAACTATAGTTTGGAGCTACAACTAATGAATAGTCAGGTGTTAATGATGTTGGACTTTGTACTGTTGTAAAGAAAATACCAGTGTTGCCTAAACTATCAGTTTCTCCATAGGCAAAGAATATTTGTCCAAGTGGGTATTCATATTTTACAAGTTCAATTTGTGTACTTGTGGAATATTGATAGACAACATCTGATGTAGGAATTAATGTATATCTTGTTAAATTGAACGCATCTGTAATTGTTTGGAAAAATACGTACACGCCATAGTTGTTAGAATCAGGATTATATCCTGTAACAAAACTAAAGAAGTCAGGATTTAAAATTAATTGTTGATTGTTAATACTTGTAGCAGATACTTCTACTTCAAAGTCATCTGTGTAACCATCTGGTTCAATAGGCTGACCTGTAATACTTATTTTTAACGGAACAGCTTGTGATGAATTGCTAAATGGCAATGTATTAGTTGGTAATATATTAATGTAATCTTGTAAAATTTTTCCAGAAAATGGATCATAGATAATTGTATCGCTTGGGCTAGCAAATCTTGTTTCACTAACACTACCAAAGTAATAAGTTAATTGTTTGTATGTGACTGTATATGTGTTATTACCACCTACAGCCGTACTCAAGAAATTTACAAAAGCATTAGGATCGTTATAATAACTAATTGACCAGCGTTCTTGGTTGATTGGAATTGAGTTATCAAATACTAAACTAAAACTTAATTGTAATTGTAATTTAATTGTTGCTTGTTGTATAATATCAACTGGCAGTGTGTTGCCAAAAGTTGGTATGATAGTTGTTAATATAGCTGTGTTTGGCACATAGCCATTTAATGTAATTGGACCTGTACCATTGGCAAAGCTTCCCATGCCATTGTTGCTACCATCACCAATAACATTTAATGTCGCTGTCCAAAAACCTGTAGTGTCACTTGGTCCTGGAACACCTTGAACTAATCTGTGGTTACTGTCAAAATAATATCCAGTTGGAGCTGTAAAGTATAATAGTGCGCCCTGTGTTACATATTCTAGATATGTTGTTGAATATGTGCCTACTTGTACTGGGATATTTTGGTCGCCATTGACATAATAAAAATACCCACTACCACTACTGACATCGACTGTGCTGTTTTGCCAATATATAACACCAGGCGCTGTAGATAAACTTAATGTATATCTAGGATAATACTGAACATAATATTGATTTGCTTTTAAATTTGCCAATGCTGCACTTAATGTTGATGTTAAAAATATAATAATGTCACTGTTGCTGTTAATTGTTAAACTTAAAAAGCCTAATGAGTTATCTTGATAAAGTGCGCCATCATCACCAAAACTATTGGTGCTGCTATATTTGCCTGTACTGTCTAATAGGTCTATGTTTTTACTAATACCAATGCTACTTCTGTTAATTGCTGTTGATTTAATAATTGAACTGTAATAACTATATGGGAAATTTGTATAGTCTTGACCGTTTACCATACGATTTTGTGTGTAGTAACCAGCTGGTGCTCTTTGTTTGATATCAGCAATTGTTTCTCTTGCTTGAGCATTGCTGACAGTTTGTTGTAATTCTAAATTAAAAGTTAATGTTTCAACTGTGCCTAAACGAGTAACGTATTGGAAAGAAACAGCTACACCCTGCATATCGCTAGGATAAATTGTATATGTTAATCCATTGCTACTGCGTACATAGCTAATGAAATTGCCAACTGGGATTTCGCTGAATACGCCGTCACCAAACACATATGTAACTGTATCATTAAATCCTGATGTCACAGAAAATATGCTACGCATACTTCCATTAGTTTGATTTTGTAAGTAAGCATTAGCGTAAATGTTATCTACTTGTGTCCATTGACCCAAACTTTGATTGCTATCACTAACTTGATATAACCAAGTATCTGTATTGTTAACGCCTTGTATGTTGCCAATTGCTATTGTTTGGTTAGCGATTTGCTGTGCTATTGTGAATGCATAATTTTGCAATGTTCCCTGTTTGAAATAGAAGAACCAACCTGTGTTTGGACTGCCATATCCAAGTTGATCGTTGCGGAACAACATATTGAACTGACTTGTGGGTGCTGGTGGAAGTTCATAGATATAGCTTTCACCAACACTACTAACGCTAACTAATTCAAAATTGTTGCTTGCGCCATTAATCGTTGCTGTAAAAGGAACAATTGGTAGTGTGTTGTTAGGAATATGAATAGCATACTCGCTTGTTGTCGCGCCTAAAATATCTGCTGTGTTGCCAGGTCTACCAACAAATTGACTGTTAATTAAACAAGCATTAACTATTGTGTTGAATTGTTCTTGCCAACTTGGATTACTTGGGTCATTCCAAAGTACAGGAATATTACTTAAGTTAATACCATTTAAATCTGTGATGTTCTGTGTAGTTTGTATGCTAACTACTTTTAAATAACCCTGTCCAGCTAAGTTTCGTTTTGGAGTATAGCTTACAAGATTTGCTAATTTAACTACACTATCTCTACGTTCTGCTGTATCAATAAAGTTTTCACGGGCATTTAAGTCGTTGCGAAACGCTAGACCTTGCCCCATGAACGCTATAACATCAAGTAAAGCAATAAACTCGCTGCTTTCAATATAATCATTAAATGTTTCTGGATATGTAATTTTGATATAATTGATAAAACTTTGACGTAAAGTTTCATAGTTATAACTTGTAAAATCAGCGCCGGCATAAGTTTGGTAGACTTGTGTCCAGTAATTTATACCAAAAAGATTGCTTTGTCTATTACTTGATAATGCCATAATTTAATCCATTTTAATTATTTATCGTACCTAAAAACGCAGTTTTTTATGTTTTATTGTAAGACTGCGCTATTGGTGTTAGGGTTAAAATAAATGTTTAACACCCCTGGATTATTGAATGGATTTATTGAAATTTGAACCTGAAGTAATATTCCATTTTCTTGAGGGAACGCTTGAACGTATCCTAACTGTATTCTAGGGTCTAAATCTATAAGTCTTTTGATTTCTGCTTCTATTTGATATTGAGTATCAGAACTATTTGGTTCAAAAATAAATGACCACAGTGTGGTTCCATATTGCGGTTGCCCTACTTTTTGTCCCTGTGGTATGTTTAAACTATTTAAAAAGTCTCTTATAATTAATTGTTCATCTACTAACATGAATTTGTTACCATAACTAACAGGTTTTAATACGCTGCCAGGCGCTACACCTGTGCCACTATTTAAAGTAGTAGTTCTAGGATCGTTTGCTTGTATTGTTGAAAAACCTATATAGTTTGGCATATCATTACTCTTTTAATATTTATCCAGCAGTTGTTTGTTTCAAAGCTGTGTACGTTTGTTGTGCTTGAATAATTCTTGGATCGCCCTGTGGATAATTATTTTGAGCATATTGTAAATTATTATAAGCATTTGTAACTTGACTGTTTAACGCAATTAAGTTGTTGCTTGATGTTTGTGCGGCCGTTTGTGCTGTAGCTATAGAAGCCGCTGTCTTTAAGTTTGGTGTTGTGAAAGTTCCTCCCAATAAAGTAGGAGGTGTGGCAACACCGTTTAAAATTCTTAATACAGCAGCATTGACTGCTGTTCTAACAATGGTATTAGTTGCTACTGTTGGAGTAATTATACCACCAGTTGCTGTGCTACCGCCGTTTCCTCCACTTACTGAACTGCTACCTGCAAACATTTGAGCAGCACCCGAATTTGTTAAACTATTAACTAGCGATTGTAATGGGCTGCTAGTAATTTGATCTGGAGCAACCGCCACACTTGCTATTTCACTGTTAAGCTGTGATTGCGCTATCTCCTCGTCTGTTGCCTGTGTGTTATCATTCCAAGCATCAGGATTAAATGCGTCAGCACCACTCGGCGTTGTGTCTACTTGATATTGAGCGTTTGGACTTAATTCTATTTCTTGTAATCCATTGTTGCCTGAAGATGCGTTTTGTGCTTGTACCGCAATAGATGTTGAGCCTGGTAAATTGCTATTTGTAGTATCACTTAAATCTACTGTGCTTGCTGTTGAACCGATTCCACCTGGTAATATTAATGCTCCTGCGGCAATTTCGGCAGCGTTTTGTCCACTAGCTATATTTTGAGCAAGAGGGGTTAATTCGCCTTCTCCTACTAAAAGGGTTGTACTGCTAGCAGCAAAAGTATTGTGGCACAAATCATCAGTTAAATTACCTGTACTTTGTTGTATTGGTATTGCGTTTGCTGTATTACTATAATCAGGTTTTAATGCGTTTGTAATTGATGTTGTAACAGAGTTAAGTGCGCCTTGTATGCTAGTACCAACTGCTTTACCTGCTGATTGTCCTAAGGCAGACACAACTGCATTTCCTGCCTGTCTTAGTGTACTACTTGCTATGCTACTTGCTATACTTGAAGCTGAACTTGGGCTTTTTGCTACACTTGCTACTAAAGTTGTTTTAGCTACGTTTACTAGTACTGCTGTTAAATTTACTGGGACACCAACTTGTAATTTAGGCATACTTGATGCTATAGCAGTAAAGGCTGTTGCTGCTGTGCCTCTTTGTGAACTGTTTAATTGTGCGTAACTTGGAACTGTACTTAATCCACCCAATGCTGTTTTTAAACCACTTAAGTTGGGGCCACCGCCGCCAAATAGTCCGCCAATAATATTACCAACACCTAAGGCTTGTAATCCTGCTCCTAGTGCTGCTCCAGCAACACTGCTGACAGCACCGCTAAAGGCATTACCTAGTGCGCCACCTACTTGACTACCAAAGGCACTTGTTAAACTACCACTTACACTCTGAGTTAAACTAGTTAATGCGCCACCAGTAAGATTATTAATACCTGCCGTAGCTATGCCTCCTAATCCGCCACCTATTGCCCCAGTGACGCCTGATATTCCTGCGCCAGCTGCGTTTTGTGCCACATTAAATCCTAAACTGCTTAATCCACTTTGAACTAAACTATTAACACCGCTACTTACAACATTTGTTAATGCGCCTGTGACTGCTTTACCTACGACACCACCTACGTTTTTTCCTAATACGCTGGTAAATGCATTATTAATACTGCCGCTGACGCTACCTACTAACATTCCTCCAACACCTTTGCTCAGTGATGTTCCAATGTTTACTACGGCATTATTAACCGATGTTCCCAAACTAGCAGGACTTGATGGATCTCCTATATAAACATTAGCATAGAAACTTGGACTTGATGGACCAAAACCGCCTGCTGCTATGCCTGTAACTGTTGGGACAGTTGATTGTGCTACTGGCTGAATACTGTTTAAACCTTTTACTAAAGTTATAGTTTGTGGTACACCAACTAAAGACCCAGCTAATACAGCACCTGCTATTTGACTACTATCTTCTTTACCTGTAATTAATCCTGAGTTTGTTAATTGTGTTTGTGATTGTTGTAAATTGGTTACAGCTACACTAGCTTGTGCGTTTTGATTTAATATTAGACTGTCAACATCAGTAACTCCTAACTTACCTGTGAAAAACTGTGTTGGCATAGCTGTGCGTATATCGGCGCCGCCTGCTATTTGTGAGGCAACTAAATTACTACTACCTGGTTTGAGAATTCCCGCGCTTTCTAATTGGTAAGGAGTAAGAGCATATGCTCCTACAACAAGTTGATTGATTCCTTGGTCGTTTGGGCTAATAGCATACCCTACTGTGCTAGCGGCGACAGTATTTGTATTGTATGCTGTAAAAGCTGCGATAGTCCCCAACAATGCTGTTGTTGTAGACTTGTCAATGCTTTGACTGACAGCTTGAACTTCAGGCTGACTATTAATAATACCTGTGCCAAACTGAACCGTAGAACTCATTTAGGGGCCACCTCCTGCTATACTATTTACGTTAGACAATGCTGGGTTAGCGTTGCTAGGGAAGTTTGCTGAGGCATCAAGATCAGATTTTACAGCTACACCCTGATTAGCATTTAGCCATGGCATATGTGCTGGACATCTGCTTGTAATTGACAATAAACTATTTGGTGCTGCCAAAAAGCCTTTATCGTTGTCAAAAAGTGTATCTGTTTGGGCAGCAAATGGAATTGAACTTTGTCCTTGTGGCTGAGTGCCAATTTGCCCTGTGTTTAATAAAACTTTTGTTCCTGTCACATAAGCCGCTGCTGCTCCAGCAATACCTATTTCTGCGCCAGAACCTAAACTACATGACCCTCCTGATAATACTGTAAATGTTTTATCAGCACTTATATTATAATCTGCGCCTACTCTATGTTTTGCGCCTGCTTCAGTATTAATGTTTAAAGCATTACTATGTATGTTTAATGTTTTAGTAGCGTGTATGTTAATATTATTATCTGCATGTAGGTTTAAATCACCCTGTGTTCTAACATTAAAACTATTAGTACTATAAATGTCTACTGTGCCTTCTTTGCCTAATTCAATATAACTTTGTCCATTACTATGTAAAATTGTTAGTACTTGACCATCGTCACTCATAGTAATTTGATGACCCAAGGCAGTTCGTATTCTTATTAACTGATCACGTCCTGCGATATCGCCATCATCCATTACTATACTATGACCGCCTTTGCGGCTAATTACATCTAATGAACTGGCTGGTGCCGTGTTAGCGTCTTGAATTGCTGTGGCATCATCATATCCACCTTGATAAATTGGTCTACCTGGAGTGCTTACACCCCAGCCTACAGTACTTGGTGTTTCACGATTTGCGCTACTGCTAATTGGGCCTCGTATTGGATCTCTAATAGTACCCTGTTGAAACATTATTGCTGCTTGATAGCTATGAATAGGTTTAGGAGCACTTAAGTAAGTTGCTCCATCACTTATTCCTGAATTATCACCATTGATATTAGTTACTGGCAATCTTGGTGCGCCGCCTAAACTATTTGCTTCGCCATCATTGTTAGGCACAACACTATCAACAGCACCTATAGCAGGTACCATTTGCAGTGCGCTTTCGTCTGGCACACAGCCTATATAATAACCTAAGCTAGGATCTCCATTAACAAATACACAAATAACATTTGTGCCAACGTCAGGTGGACTATTCCACATACCATAACTTATTGGATTGCTACCGAATCCACCATAGCCTGTATTATTACTATTACCCGATAATTGTCCATAAAACGGACTAGCAAAATTTACTTGCATCCAGCTAGTAGGATCTTCAGGTGGTTTATTGTTAATACCTGCTATATAAACCATTAGTTTGCCTGAACGTGTAGCATCAATATTGCTTTTAACAACGCCTAATACAGGCCAACTTATACTAGCTGCTCCGCCTGCCTCGGGTTTATTTGCTTTACTAACGCCTTTTTGTTTAATATTATCTTGTGCCATAAATTCTCTTTATTAGGGACCTCTTCCTTGATTTGTAAATAATATGCTTTGTGTATTGTTTTGACTTTGTACAGATATTGGATTTTGATCATCGTTGGTACTAGGTACAGTTGGTGTTAAATTGGATGTAGACAATGCGCCTGCTTTAATACCAAAATAACTTTCTACAAGACTTGGTTGAGTTTTTGTTGGGCTATTAGTATTATTATTGTTAGTGTTTCTATTTTGCGATGAGTTTGTATTATCTTTCGTAGCCAATTGCCATTGCGCACCATTCAATGTCAACTCTTGTTCAAATACACCTTGTCTAAAAGTATTGTTTACATCTAAAATCCACAATGGTATACCATTGAATTTGATTCCATTTGGCAATGGTCCAAAACTTATATTGCTGTTTAAGTCTAATAATCCTGTACTATCATTATAATCTGTTGATTCTCTAATATTAACTTCTACAAATACTTGCGAACTATTTGGATTTACTGTAAATGAATTAAAATTATAGTATTTGTTGTAGGGGGCATATGCGTTTAAATTTGGATTCATTAAAAAATCTGGATCTCCTATGATTTTCATTCTAACATTTACATAAGCTCCTGGATCTTCTAAAAATGTTCTATAACTGTTAATTGCTTCCATTGTTGGACCAATTTTTCCTTGTTGATTAACATTATTCTTTTTGCCTGGAGCAATTGGAACATTACCGCCATTGTTTGCGCTATATGGATTATTAGGGTCATTTGTTATAAAACCATAATAGTAAAGATTATCAAACTCAAAATGTAAATCTAATATTTCACTATTTTTTCCTGTAAAAATATAATTATAAAGTTTATATGCTCCAGGATAAGGAGGAGTGTTGGTACCAACAGAAGGTGCCTGAATAGCTGGAGTATCATAAGTTGTTATAATTAATATTATTTTGTAAACCCAGTCTCCTCTTTTTTTGTCCCAACCTTTTACCTCAACATGCGAACTTAAATTATACCAACTGATTGTACTTGGCGATGCTATGGGCAAATCACTTTCGGCTCCTGTAGTAGGATCAGACTCACTTGTACTTTTAGGTATGTTTGCTAAAGCATCTGTTATGTATGTGCTTTGCCCTATTATTTGTCCAATTATTGAACTTAAATTTTGACCAGAGCCAAAAGATAATGTTCTTTGATTTGGATCAGGCTGTGTGGTAATTGATGTTACGGGATTTACTTGACTTGGATTTGTTATAGTACTTGGAGTAGCACTCCATGTTGCTTTGTTAACATCGGCAGGAGTAACTAATTTAGCAGTTCGTATTTTATCAGCATCTGGACCTTTGTAGATTATACTATATTCATTTGCTAATTCAGCAACACCATCAGCGCTAACATATGATTGTTCAGTTTTATTAAAAGTATTGACTACATCATTTAAGGCATCTTCAACTGTAGCGCCATTTACTGTTATTGTACTATCTAAACTGCCTCTTTTACTGCTTATTGCCTCGCCTGGAGGTAAACTTACTGCTACTATATTATAAACTGAGGGTTTCCCAGATAATTTAAATTTAAGTGTATTAATTTTTAAATCATAGTAAGTATTGAAAATTCCATTGTTGTTGCCTTGATTATCTAACGTTACACCATTATAAACTTCACTGCCATTCGCTATGCTACCATCTTTATTGTAACCTAAAAATTTTATACCTAAAATAAAAATACCTCTTAATGCGGTACTTGGTTTATCGCTATTACTTCCCTGAACACTACTATCTGGTTGTCCATATAACTGATCGCTAGCATAAGCTATATTTTTAATAAAACTAAAACCATAGGGTTCTATAATATCAAATTCAAAATTAATATTAAAATTATCACCGCCTGCTGCTTTAGCAGTCATTAGTGTGTGAAATCTTAAATTGTCAATATAATAATCATATTGAAACCCTGGTGCTCTATTTGTTGTTTTATCATTTATGCCACCACTTTGAGCAATTAAATATACACCATTGTTGCTGTTTGGTTGATTTTTAACTTGAGTAATATCATTTCTACCAGACTGAACCCATAGATTATACGCTGCGCTAGTAACCATATACAAACTTAATTGATAGGTATAATCAGCCAAATATCCTAATGGATTTTGTTGTCTAACGCCTGGAGTACTTACTTGATTTGGATTAGCTGTTGTACTTGGTGCTGCTGTTGATGTTGGGTTGCCTGCCGCGCCACTGCTACCCTGTCCATAAACACTGGGATTTTGTTGTTGATTAGAACTTGGATTGTTACTTGCTGATTGATCGTCATTTGGTGCCATAAATTAAATGCCCAATGCTTGTTGAATTGTTGTTTGCTGTGGTAAGTAGATAGAAATTCCTGCGACTAAATTAAACACAGGGTCAGGACCTAATACATTTGGATTTCGTGACGCAAATACCCACCATAGTTTACTATCACCATATAAGTCATAGGCTAACAAATCAGGTCTATATTGATAAACAATTGGCACTTGATAGTACACATCGCTAACTAAAGCGGGAATAGGACGATATACCATGACATCTAAAAATTTATTGTTAAAAACGTCTGTGTTATAGTAGTTGCTTATTTTTGGGTATATATTTTGATTTGACATTACCAGTATCCTTTACTTAGCAGATTTCCTGTAGCGTAATCTTTTACGCTAAAGTTGTTGCTGATATCGTTTCTGCTGACAATTGGGTATGCTGATATTTGAAGTTGCATCATTGTAGGAACATACGTAGGCGATACAGTTCCAATAGGTGGAATTCCAAAATCAGGTGGAGGTACACTGCCTCCCTGTGTTACAGTATTACCTAATCGTTGTTGAGAAAGAGCGGGAGCGTTTGCTAAAGCACTGCTGCTTACACCAGGATTTACAGTTTGTGTGCCTGCTCTAATATAATCTACATCATTAGGTAAACTATAATTAAAATTTGTTATTACTAATGGATGATTATTAAATTGAAAAGCTCCCAATCCATAAAGATAGCACAATGGGGGTGGAACTCCTGGCTTACTATCTTGTCCATAAAACATTTTTGTAACAGTTCTAAAAAAATGTATAACTGCTAACAAATATTCTGCTTCAGCATTATCTTGTGCTGTAAAATCACAGCCTATAGTTATTTCATCTACGCTGCTACTTTGATAATTGTAAATTTTATAATTACTATGTGTTGGGCTTAATGACTCATAATTAGCACCATATCTTACTTGTACTACTGGGGTATATGGGAAAATTACCCCTTGAGTACGTGCTAGTGGCCCAAGTATGCCTGGAACTTTAGCTTTATACAGTATAGGAGGAGTATTTGGAGCAAGCATTAATTTAACTCGCCAGTCATTTCCTTGTTGATAGTTTGTGCTATTTTGTAATGACGCTTGTTGTTTTGCGGCATTAGTTTTACTAGGAACACCACTATTAGAATTACTAGGGTTAGAAGTTGTACCTGACCCAGTGTTAATTGGGACTGAAGTATTACCAGTTGATACTGTGGTACCCGTTAGTGTAGTTTGTACCCCAGAAACAGGTGAGGGGCTAGTTACAATTGTAATTGGTGTTGACACTGCTTGGCCAACTGCGGTTGAGCCGCCGATATTTAATTGGCTTCCATTGTTTAATTTAACATTACCAAATAAACCAGAAATAACACCGCTAGCTATGTTAGCTACATTTGATGATTGCTGTGGGACAGGGTTCTCTGGTTGAGTTGTCGGACCAACTTCATCGTCTAACTGAGCATTAAATTCAGCAGATAAGTTATTATTATCTCCTATAATTTTTTGTGCGTCTGCATACGATAACGAACCATTTGATACAGCCAATGACAAATATGCTGCTTGTTGACCAGTTGGGGCACCTGTAGCTACTAAATCATTAAATTGTTGCTGTGCTTGGTCAAAGGTAATGCCAGGATATGGCTCTTGTTGGTCCACAGGAGGAATAACTATATTACCTACATCAGGTACTTCTATTCCCGGATCCTGACCTTGGTCTACTGTTGTATTGTCATCTGCCATTTTATTTCCCAGCGTTAAACATAAATAGTTTGCTTATAATATTTATCGCCGAAAAAATCACCAATTTATTCAATAACTTATTGACATTATCTAATGTATAGTGTAATATGTGTTCAATAATATAAGGAAGCTATGACAGTCGCAAAAAAACCAGTCAATTATTTAAACAATAAAGACATTTTGAAAGAAATTCACGCAAGCAAAACAAGTTATTGCTGTTATACCAAACAAGAATATCATCAATATGACTTAATTATAGATACACCTGACAGTAGTTTAGAAAATTCGGTAAAACATATAATAAAACCTAGTAAAATTAAAGAAGCCAAAGAAAACCGTGCTGCCAGATTATCAATTGGGTTAGAAGAAAAATTAACACATAAAGACATACCCACAACTGATTTAGTATTTCGTGTAATGACTTGGGATCATATCCCAGTTAGTGCTAAACAACCAAAGAAAGTTGTTAAAAAGAAAACTGCTAAAGATATTTTAGAATTTATTGACGATGAAGAAAATGAATTTGACGATTTAGAAGATACCACTACTAAAGATGAAGTAGATGACATGGTACATGTCAAAGTAAACTT